CAACTGTATTTTATGTCCCTCTATGATGCTGATAGAAACCCTATTGTTTTAGGTGCTGGGTTGGTTCCGGGTTATCCAATTATGTATGACTACGCACTACCAAACCTTACAGGATTCTTCTTGTTGATTCAGAAAGGTACTCTTCAAGCAGAGCCTTATAAAGAGTTTCCAGATAAGTTGAATCAATATTACTCATTAGTGTACACTTACGCTCAGGATTAACAATGCAGCCACAAATCAACAGAGTGTATGAACTGATCGTTGGTAATGCAGTCTCTGGTGAAGGGCTTCAGATTAATGATCTTCAATGTACATTCGATATTAGTAAAAGTAGTAGTAACAAAGATAAGACTAACTCTGCTTCAATTGAGTTGTATAACTTATCCAATGAAAGTCTTAAACTTCTAGATGTTGATTATCCGGCTGCTGTCTTTAGTGCAGGGTATAGAGACATTGGAATGAAGCGTCTATTTGCTGGACAAGTTACAAACGTAACTACACGAAAGAGTGGAGCTGACAGGATCACACAGATTCTTATGGGTGGAGCTTACACAGAGCTAAACCATGAGGTTATGTCTGGTCTTGTAGCTCCCGGTAGAACAATCAAAGATGTTGCTGAAGACATTCGTAAAGCTCTTCCCGGTGTTTCTAGAAGTGTATTCAACGGTGTTAACTTAAACAGTCCTATCATCTATGGCTATCCCCTACAAGGGACACCAAAGGATATGCTCAATGAGTTGTCTGAGAAGTATGCTCTGGATTGGCAGATTGATGATGATGTTCTCTATATCCATGATAACAATCGTGGTAACTCAGAGAAGTTTGAAGACGCTTATGTGATTAGTAAGTACACAGGCTTGATTGAGAATGCTTACAGAACTTCTGGTGACATTCGTAGAAGTAAAAAAGATAAAGCTAAGATTCAATCTGTACAATTCAAGACTCTATTGAATCCAGACATTGTCCCCGGTGATATCATCAGACTTGAAGACACCTTGATTACAGGCTGGTACAAGGTTACTGAAATTCGCCATTCAGGTGATTGGAGAGGTACAGCTTGGTACAGTGAGTTTAGATGTTCTGCAATTGAGAAAGTGGTGGCCAAGTGAGCGATAGAGAAGGAAGTCTCCAAGAAGTATTAGTCGCTGCTTTCCAAAGCCAGATGTCAAACCACCATACCGCAATTCCTTGCATTGTAGTGGCTGTAAGAGACTCTTTGAATGGAGCAATGGTAGACATCCAGCCAACAGTGAATCAACGATTTAAGGATGGGAATGTCAAGGAAAGGCCAGTTGTGTTGGGTGTACCAGTAGCGTTCCCTGTGTCTTCTACAGCAGGCCTTACATTCCCTATTAAAGTTGGTAGTACAGGCATCGCTGTATTCAGTATGCGTAATTTGGATGCTTGGAAGAATAGCTCTGGAAGGCCAACTACACCACTGAACTACGCTAAGTTTGACAAAGGGGATGCTATGTTCATCCCCGGTATTCAACCTCCCGGTGAGAGTGTCAATAACCCAAGTAAACGTACATGGACGCATTCCACAGAAGATGTTGTTTTAGTTAACAACATCGGTACGACCAATGAATGTGAAGTGAGATTAAAGCCTTCTGGTGATATTGTAATCAACACTCCCCAGAATGTAGAAGTTAATTGTAAGAGCGCCAATGTAACAGCAACACAGGACATCACTCTTGCTTGTGTAAATCTAGACGTTACAGCAACTACAGCTACGTTTGATATTGGCTCTACGAGCTGGCTAGGGGTCGTTAATCACACTGGTGATTATACAATGTCTGGTCTAGCAACCTTTAATGGTTTGGTCTTCAATACACACGATCACATCCCTGGCCCAGGCCCATCCAACCCATAGGAAGGAATCATGGATTTACTTTTAGACCTGAACCAAATCAGTCCCTCCTATGGTGATCTTACTTGGAAGAATGGGCCTCTCACGCCAGACTATACAACACAGAGTAGAGTTGATGTAGTTGCCCAAAGACTACTTATAAGGCTCAGAAGTTTTCAGGGGGAGTGGTTTCTTGATACCAATTATGGAGTCCCCTATTGGAGTATCCTTGGACACAAGATTAAAAAGTCTGCTGTTGACCTTATCTTTCAAAGAGAAATCTTAGCAGAAAATGGCGTCAAGGAACTGACATTCTTTGAGTCTACTTTTGAGAACAGAAAATATTCCCTGTCATTCCGTGTAAAAGTTACTACCGGAGAAGAATCTGGGCTAATCACAATTACCCCTTAATCTAAGGAGGATGCCTAACGGCAGTCCAATGGCAACGAATTACGGAATTACAGATGAAGGCTTCACACTAAAACGCCTCCAAGATATCCTAGCAGAACAGCAACAGAAAGCAACAGAAATCTTTCAAGATTTGGCAAAGTCAGGCGAGGTGGTAGATACAAGTACGAGTTCTGCTCTTGGTCGTCTAATTGCTCTTGATGCTCCCGGTGACGCAGACCTTTGGGAAGTTGCTCAACAAAGTTGGTCTGCCTTAGACCCTAACTCAGCTACAGGTATTTCACTAGACAACCTTGCTCAGTATGGTGGTATTGCTCGCTTCCCAGCATCCGCTAGCACAGCAGTAGGTTTGTTTGCTGGTGACAACGGTACACTTATTGCTGGTGGTAGTGTTGTACGTTCTGCTGATAATAATGAGTTCTCAGTAAGTGGAAGTGTAGCATTATCTCCTTCCTTGGCTGCTAGTATCTCCTTAGTTGTCAGTGTTGTTTCCAATACTACAACTTACAGCATCACTTACACAGCAGGTATTACTGGTAGCACCACAATCACCTATACGTCTGATGCAAGTGCTACAGCCAATGAGATTGTAGCTGGACTGAAGGCTCTGATTGATGCCTCTCATCCTTTACTTATTGCTACACTAGTTGGCGACACGCTCACTGTAGACATGGCTGATGTATTTCAAGCTAGCACATTCTCTACAACAAGTAATCTTGCAATTACCAAAGTTAAAAAGATTGGTCAATTGGTTGCTGTTGTCCTTGGTACTATCAATCAAGATGCAAATACAATTACACAGGTTGTAACTCCTGTTCTTGGCTGGGATAGTGTTACAAATCCACTTGATGCTTCTCCAGGTAGACTGCTTGAGACAGATGAAGAGTTACGCCTACGCTTTCGTAATACTAAGTTAGAACGCAGTTCCAACATCCTTGATAGTCTCTATTCAGCATTACTGAACGTAGATGGTGTACAAGAGTTGGCTATCTATGAAAATGATACAGACATTATAGATGCTAATGGTGTTCTTCCTCATAGCTTCTTTCCTGTAGTCCTTGGTGGGTCTAGTCAGATCATTGCTGAGACTATCTGGCAGAACAAGCCGATGGGTATTAAGAGTCAAGGTAATACGATTATTCCTATTACAGACACCCAAGGGTTTCTTCACAACATTGGATTTGAAAGGCCTTCTCCTGTTGTTGTCTATATCAGCATGGCACTTAGTCTTAATCCTGAAGCACCTATTCAGTTTCCTAGTGATGGTGCTGATCAGATTAGAGCTGCTATTCAGACATATGCTTCTGAGAACTTTGGTGTTGGGAAGGATGTTGTGTTCTCACGGCTGTTCACCCCAATCAACAGTGTTCCGGGTCACCAGATTGACAGCTTGTTTATTGGAACTACACCCTCTCCAGTTGGTATGGCTAATATCTCTGTAGACTTTGATAAGATTTCCTCTTTCTCTTCTGTCAATATTTCTATTGTAGTATCCTAAAGGAGATAATAGATGATTACTCCTTTTACAGAGGTACAATACTTAGAAGAAGCTCGTGACAGAGTTACTGAGCAGTTCAAAGATAAGACAGTTTTTGATAAATACCTACAACTGCTGATTGACCAACAAGACAGTATTCAGCAAGTATTCAAAGACCTTATTCAGAAACGTAGTATTGATGAGGCAACTGGTGCAACACTTGATATCATTGGGGAGATTGTAGGTCAACCACGAGAACTCATCTCTGCTGACCTATTTAACTTCTTTGGTTTCCAAGGGGCACTTAAGGCAGACACCTTTGGTGATTTCGGTCTTCCACAGATCGGCTCTAAGTTTCTAGATTACGGCTCTCCAACTGGAGGTAACGTACTCCTTGACGATGAGACTTACCGTCTGTTTATCAAAGCTAAAATTCTAAAGAATAGAACAGCCTCTACACCAGAAGAGTTTCTTGCTTTTGTAAACTTTATCTTTGGGACAACCACAACAGCAATTATTGAAGGGCAAGCTGAATATACTGTGTTGTTTGGTAGAGAGCTTTCTGTGTTTGAACAGGTACTACTTGATTATGTTTCCACAAGTCAAGGTTATCCTTCTCGCATTATCCCTAAAACGGTTGGGGTAAAGATTAACTTTGGTTGGTTCCTTGCTGAGAATTACTTTGGCTTCCAAGGCGCAACTGGTGCTAAAGGTTTTGGGGAGTTTACAGGAACCTTTGGTTGGGGTTTAGGTTGGGGTCTTGGTTATGGGGCTTCTGACTTCTCTCAAGCCGGTGGTGGTCAATTCGCAACACTTCTTTAGGAGAGATTATGTCAGTTAAGAATAGACTCCTAGCTCTAGGCTTATCCTCTGCTCTTGCAACAACAGGGATGTTTGTTGCTAAACATGAAGGGTTAGTGCTGGGAACCTATATCGACCCAGTTGGAATTCTAACTTCATGCTATGGGCATACGGGTAAAGAGCTAAAACTTAATCAGAAGTTCACAGAAGCTCAATGCCTTGACCAACTAGCTGAAGACTTATCAAAGCACGACAAGGAGATGATCAAGTATATTAAAGTACCTGTGTCTGATCAAGAGCATGCTGCATACCTCTCCTTTTCATACAATGTTGGGGTTGGTAACTTCAAGTCTTCAACATTACTGAAACTCTTAAACAAAGAAAAAAGAGTGGAAGCTTGCAACCAACTAACAAACTGGGTTTTTGCTAAAGGTAAAAAACTCAAAGGTCTTGTGAACAGACGTGAAGAAGAAAAGAATCTTTGCTTGTCCGGGCTAAATGAATCAAACTAATTTCTAAGGATTAAAATACATGGCTGAAATTCTAAAACCCGCCAATCTGAGCCTCACATGGGCTTCTGGTGGGGATGTACTAAACCCAGGTGACACTAAGTATGCAACTGGTTGGCAAGTTGAGATTCCTCCTCGCCAATGGTTCAACTACCTAGATAATCGTCAAGATACAGCTCTTGCCCACATCAACCAACATGGTGTTGTTGTTTGGGATGCTACTACAGAGTACCAAGAAGATAAGAGTTATGTCCAAGGTGTAACTAATGGTACTATCTATCGTTGTATTCAAACTCACACTAATCAAGACCCAGAGCTTGACGTAGGTAATGTTTATTGGATTATTGCATTTGCTTCTGCTGGTGATTTCTATACCAAAGCTGAAACTGATGGTCTTTGTTTAGCTAAGACCCAAAACCTTTCTGATCTTCCAAATACTGCAACAGCTCGTACAAACCTTAGTGTGTATTCTCAAGCTCAAACCTACACTAAAACTGAGGTTGATGCCAAGACTACTGTTGCATCTACAGCGCAAGCACAAGATTGGGTTAGTAATACAACCCTCATCACGCCGCTTCGACTTCTTCAGGCATTCCAAGGGCTGAATCAGAGCCTTACTGCATCAGGCTACCAAGAACTTCCAGGGGGTTTTTGTCTAATATGGGGACTTGTCTCTGCTATCCCAAGCGGGGAGTCTCTATCGTTAACTTACTCATACCCAGGTACAGTGTTGTCTGCTTTATGTGCCTTTGCAACAGCGGCATCTGTAACAGCGGCAAATAGTACACCACTGGGTGTAAATCCAGGCATAACATCCTGTTCAGTTACCAATGCTGGTGCAAGCGTAACTAGTGCATACGTGTTAGTCATGGCAAGAGTTTAATTAGGAGTATTATAATGTCTCAACAACAAGCTCCTTGGCTTGAAACCGCCTATGGATGGGCGTATGGTGAAAACGGGTGGAACACCGGAATGGACTCTAACCTCTTAAAGTTTTCTGTATTATTTGACCGTAATGTTGACAGCATCGTTGCCTCTTTACCAGTAGCGGTAAATGGTCAAGTACATTATAACACCAGTGATAACAGGATTTATTTTGCAGTAAATACTACTTATTTTTCAACACCCGTACCACAGTGGTTCATTATAAATGAGCGTACTACAGGGTCAACATTCCAGTTTGATGGGATACTGCTGCAAGCTGTGGATAACCTTAGTTCTCTCGGCACCAGAGTAGATGCTGTGGAACTGACACTTTCGAGTCTTGGTACTGCTGCGTTTGAGGATGTTAGTGCATTTGCATCTCAGGCAGAGCTAGATATAGTCGCAGGTCAAGCACAGATTTATACAGAGACACTTAGTGCAGATTTAGCTGACGACTCTGATGCACTAAAAGGTACAGCTCTCGTTGGTTATAAGGGTAGGACTGTATTTGATGTTCTTGGTCAAGTAATTTATATTACAGATTCCCCGAATGCTGTAACAGGAGATAATACTCCATCTGATAGATTGCGCCTTATTGCTAAACTTAAAGAGGGAGCCACTGCGGGGAAGACTGTAGTTGTTCCGCCGAGGGTATTTGAGTTCTCAGACTTCATTACACTTCCTGATAAACTGAAGCTTGTATTCCTACCCGGAGCTGAGTGGAAGCTCACAGGTGCCACCACTCTCGGAGGTTTTGTGTGTGGGGGTTATGACGAAACACTAACCCCTCAACCATTCACAGACGTAGACATCTATGGTATCCGTCTGGATTGCAATAACTTATCCGGCGAGAATGGGTTTAACGCATTGAATGGCGTAGGTGTCAGGGTCTATGATCCGCATGTGCGAAACGTAAGATTCAGTACAACAACACAAGGTGGCAAGGCTTTCCAGTTTGAAGGTGCTGTTGTGGATGGTGTGCACATCTATCGCCCGTACATTGAAAATTGCACGATAGGTATCAACAGTCATGCTGACCCTGCTGCTGGTACAGAGGTAGCACGCCACGTCAGTTATTATGACGTTGTGATGCGTAACGTGGATGTTCCCTTCAATATTGACGGTCAATTTGCAAACCCTGAGAACGGCATCCCTACCAACATGTCCACATTTGTGCACGGTGTTAACTTGTTTAACTGTGGAAAGCTAACATTTCCGGGTGCCTCTAGTACCACAGGCGGCGGAATCATCTGCGGGGACAGGGGATACGGACTTAAAGTCTCTGGGCTACGCCTCGTGAACACCCCCGCTTATGGGGCGATTGGGTCACTTGTGCGAGGGACAATGTTCTCCGTAAGTCTCAACGACTTTAAGGTTGAAGTCCCATCAATGACTGCTGTATTTGACTTTGAACCTGTAGGTTATGGCCTTCCGTCTTCAGGTGCACATCCTTGTACTATTGATGCAACTGGGATTACTGTACTTTCCGATCTTGTTTATGTTGTCAAAGGGTACACATCCGGCAAAGTGGGCAGGTGTAAATTTGAGGTAGAGATTGACTCATCATTGTCTACACTAACTGGTATCTGTGACGTGGAAGCCACTAGCAACGGTCTTGGTGTACTAAAGCTTATCCTATTGAATCTGATAAACTCCTCAACTGGGCTACGTTCTCTGGTAAGTCTGTATGCTGACGGGAATACTGTAGCTCTCTGCTACCCAGAATATCAAGAAGGTACATGGACACCAATTGATACTAGTGGTGCCGGACTTACACTGGCCTTGTCCGGTGCTGCCAGATATGTACGCAATGGTCGGGTAGTCACTGCTATGGCAAGTTTTACTTATCCTACAACAGCAGGTGGGTCCAATGCAGTTATTGGTGGATTACCATTCACCGCTGCCAGCTTCTCGTCTATGGCTGGCTCACTTTTGATTGGTTACACAACAGAAGCAACTCTCATGAATGGTTATGTTATCGGCGGCACTACAACAATTCAACCATCCAATTCTTCTGGTGGAGTGATTACAAATGCCACCCTT